CTCAGGGAGGCCAGGTATGGTGATAACAGCACTTCCTGGAATGTTCCGAAGTTCCAAAGAAGCTTCTGAATTCCTAGCTAATTTCGAGACTAAGCACGAAGGTGTTGAAAACAGTGGCAAGGTTGGTTTGCTTAGAGAAGGGATGTCTCTTAACACATTGCCAATCTCTGCATCTGATGCACAGTTCATTGAGCAACGTCAATTCCAGAGAGTTGATATTGCAATGATCTTCGGCCTTGAATCAATCCTTGGCGACGAGACAGGCATCACCTACAAGTCTATCACCGAACGTAATGCTGCGTTCATTAACGGATGCCTGAGTCGGTGGTTCTGCAAGTGGGAAGAAGAGTGCAACCGGAAACTGCTTCCTGAACAACTAAGAGACAGTGGTAACGTCCACTATGAGTTTGACACCACTCCACTGCTCAAAGGCGATCCATCGACGCTAGCAGACTACACTCGCAAGATGCGTGAGCAGTTTGCACTTAGCACAAATGAAATTCGCATCATGCATGGATTTAATCCTGTCGAAGGACTTGATGACGACTTCAGTAACGAACCTGCGGGTGAGTCACCCGAGTTACCCCCCGCGACCCCAGAGGAACAAGACGATGAAACTTGAAGGAACAGACGGAAGCATTACGATGCGTGGCATGATCGGTGACTTCCAAAACGGAGTCTCCTCGGATGACTTCATGGATCTCATGGCCGAGCAGACTGGCGACTTAACCATTCACCTCGACTCTGAAGGTGGGTGCGTCACCAGTGGTATCAGTATGTATAACCAGATCCGAGCATACGAGGGTGGTGAAGTAACGATTCACATCGACTCTCAAGCATGCTCAATCGCCACTGTGGTTGCCTGTGCTGCTGATAAGGTGGTCATGAACAGTAATGCATTGTTCTTTGTCCATAACGCTTGGACCGTGGCAGCAGAGAACGCGAAGGGATTCCGGCAGGTTGCCGACATCCTCGACATGCTTGATGAGCAGATTTCTGAAGTCTACGCAGAGCGATGCGGGAAGTCTCCAGAAGAGTGCAAGAAGATGATGGACGATGAAACTTGGATGAACGCTGAACAAGCTGTCGAAATGGGTTTCGTTGATTCTGTCTATGCACCAAAAGAGCGTAAAAAGCCTGCCAAAGCAGAGTCAAAACCACTTGCACTGTGTCCTGCTGCGATCAGCAACAAGGCAGATGCATCGGCAAAAAGAATGAAACTTCGCTTAAGCAATTTGGTGAAATAAATATTTTTGGTAAAATTGCCCAACTTGTGGGTTCCACCTTGACAAAAAAAGGAAAAACATGTCTCGCGTAGACGCTATCAATGCTCGCCTGTCTGACATCGCTGATGAGATGCAGGCAATTTCGGACGTTGCTCTCGAAGGCGAAGGTAGCCTTACCGAGGACGACAACAAGCAAATCGACGCTCTTAATATTGAGTTTTCTGGACTAGAAAGCGAAAAAGATCGGTTTGTCAAAATTCAAGCAGCAAAAGACAAAATCGCTGCTGCGAAAATCACTCCCGCTGCTGTTGCGGCTATTACCGAACCTGAGTTTGAAAAAGAGGACGAACCCTTGATCCCTGCAAGAGTAAAAAACCAGAAGACATCTGTCTTCAACAGCGTTGAAGATGCATACGAGTCAGGAATGTGGCTTGCTGCACTTGGTGGAAACCCAAAGGCCAAGCAGTTTCTTGCTAGCCAGAACGAAACGGACGCAGGTCGCGGAATTGAAACCGTGCCGACTCCACTGAGCGATGCGTTGATCAACCTGCTCAATGAGTATGGTCATGCACGAAAGCTTTGTCGTCGGGTTGCGATGGGTGCTCTGACTTGGACCGTTCCAAAGGTCATCGGTCACGCATCCGTTTCGTACCCAGCCGAAGAATCGGCATTGAGTTCGAGCCACATGACTTTCGAGCAAGCCGTTTTGACAGCGAAAAAAATGGCGGGGCTTGTAAAAATCTCATCGGAACTCGTTGAAGATTCCATCGTAAATATTGTGGACGAGGTTACGCGAGACATCGCCTATGGCATGTCTCAGGCAGAGGACAATTCGCTCTTTACTGGATCTACTCTTTACACGGGTGGAATTGAAGGCGATGCAAATGTTGTTGGCAACACTGTTGTTGGCGTTGGAAACATTGCACTGACTGACCTCACTGCTTTGGTTGCACTGCTTCCAAACTTTGCAGGAATCAATCGTGAGTGGACGATGAACCGAAGCGTGTTCTACGGTCAGGTGCGTGATCTTATCAACGCATCTGGTGGAACTGCAATGGGCGACATCGAGTCCGGTCAGCGTCCTTCACTGTTCGGTTTCCCTGTAAACCTTTGTGAGGCTGTTCCAGGTGCTGCATCAAGCACATCTGGCGACCTGCTTATCACCTTCGGTGATATCGGAACTAGCCACTACTTCGGTGATCGTCGAAATCTGTCCTTCAGAATTCTAGACCAGCTTTACGCAAATACCGATCAGATCGGGGTTCAGGCAACTCAGCGAATTGCGATTGCATCGGTTAACCCAGAGGCACTGGTCAAACTGACCATCGCGTAATCGTGACCAAGGTTAAATTCATAAAACCCCACCTCAATCGCGAGGTGGGGTTTATCACAGATAAGCTTAACGAGGGAGTTGTTACAACTCTTCTCTACCTTGGGGTTTGTGAAAAAGTCGATGAGAATTCCAAACTGGACAATCGAAAGAAAAACAAGTCCCGCAAGCAATCCAGTAAGTCTCGTAGAGGCAAAGCAGCACCTAAGAGTCGGAGGGACTGCTCAGGATGCGATGATCCAGCGTCTTGTGACCGCTGCGACTGAGCAACTGGAGATTGATACAGAGCGTTCTTGGATCGCTCAGACGTTTGAGCAGCGTATGCTTGGCTTTCCTGAAAAGGATGGAAGCATCCTCATTAATATGCGTCCCGTCTATTCTGTTGAGTCTGTCAAATACAAGTATGACGACAACGGGACCGCAACAGAGGCTACCCTCGCGACAGATCAGTATGATTTGGATATTGCAAGACGGCGTATCTTCCTTGCTCCTGACGTTGATGCTTGGCCTGATACTATCAAAAACAATCGGTCAGTGACCATTGCTTTTACCGCAGGCCAACCAAGTGCAGAGTGCGTACCTGAGCTTGCGAAGCAGGCAATCTTGCTTGAGGTCGGAAGACTCTACTTTGATCCGGCTCAGGAGAATCTGGTCAACACGAACGATGGAAGAAGCTACGAGGCGATTGTCCGCAAGTTGATGCGGAGTAGCTATCCATGACCAAGCTTACTGGTTTCCGCAGGAAACGAATCGGTTTCCGAAACTACCTTGCCACGTTCCAGTTGCAAAACTTACAGACTGACTCATATGGTCAGAGGACGTACACAGAGGACTCCACATGGGCCACAAGCGTCAGCGACTGGCCTTGCGAGCTAATTAGCGTATCGGGCAAGGAGACAGTCTACGGCGATTCTGTGACCGAGCTAACGACACATGTAATTGTTGGCGACAAGGAGCAGGCAAAAGATGTCAGTGCAGTCATGCGAGTCATGATTGACGGCGAAGAATATGGGATTGTTGCAACAAGAGATGTGTCTGGGACCAATCGTGAACTTCGGGTGGAGTTAAAGAAATCATGAACGGAAACCAATACAGGTTGCTTCAGAATGCCAAAAAAGAAGCTTTGGCGATCAAGCGTGGAAAGCGGGTAAATAAAAAAACGCAGTCTGGTTTTCAGCACAGCAAATCGACTGACATGCTGTTCAGGGATTTGAGTTTCTTAATCACTGAACGTGTTGCAAGGCCTGCCGCTCGCGCCGCTACGACCATTGTCAGGGCAGAGGCGAAGAAGCAGGTCATGAGGACTGGCGAGCGATCTCTGGACGCAGAGGGTTCTGTAAGTCCGCAAGGGCAACCTATTGGTAGGTCGCGGAGCACTGGGACCTTTAACAAACTCAATAACAAGCAAAAGGGCAAGCGCAAAGAGAGCAAGCAACTTGCAAACTCGATCATCGCTCGCAATTGGAAGGGTCGTCGGAGGGATGGTGTTGTAGGCAGCACTGCGGGTCCATCGCACCAAGTAGCACCTCATGCACATCTGCTTGAGTATGGTGCTGTAATCATTCTCTGGGGCGGGATCAACAAAGACAAAAAAGGTGGCAACGGTAAGGTTGCCATGCGTCTTCCTCCAAGACCGTTTTTCAGGACTGCCGCTGACAAAACAATGTCCAAGCAGCAGAAGAAGGTTGTGCAGATTGCAAAGCAGTGGGCTAAGAGGCTTGGTAAACCCGTGGATGTACCGGAGATTGATCGATGATGCTCCTTGAATATCTGCGTAACCAGCTTCTAACAGATGTTGATGTTGCAGCAGCAGTTGGAAGCAACGTGTTTTGCACAAACCCTCCGCAAGATGTTACGGGGGAATATGTGGTCATCACTCAAATTAGTAGTTCTGCCTACGATGCTGTAGAATGCAACATGGTTGATTTCTTTGAGTCTCGCATTCAGTTGGAGGCTTGGAGTTACAATCAGGGAGAGTCGCAGAACACATGGAAAGCATGTAGGTCATCCTTCAAATCGTTCCCGAGGGGGTACGCACAAGACTTGATGGTTAGGTCGAT